GGAGCAGGAGCAGGAGCAGGAGCAGGAGCAGGAGCAGGAGCAGGAGCAGGAGCAGGAGCAGGAGCAGGAGCAGGAGCAGGAGCAGGAGCAGGAGCAGGAGCAGGAGCAGGAGCAGGAGCAGGAGCAGGAGCAGCCGGCCACTGAGCCGAAGGCGGGCAAGAAAAAATGACTGTCAGGGCATTGGAACTGCTGCCGATCGGCACGATTCGTCAGCACCTCCGTGTCGATCACGACGATGAAGATGGGCTGATCGAGCTCTATGCTGAGTCGGCGCTCGCTTGGGCTCTCTGGTACTGCGACAACCCGAAACTGGTTGAGGTCTCAGACTTCAAGGCGAGCTTCAAGACCGCAATGCTGTTGCTCATTGCCCACTCCTACGCGAACCGCGAGGCTGTGGCCATCGGCACGATTACGGCAGATGTTCCGTTTGGCGTCGAGTCGCAGTTGTGGTCGTCTCGAAATCTCCACGGCCCGGATGATGAGGAGCCAGCATGAGAGCCGGACCATTACGCCACCGTTGCATGCGCCGTGGATATGTCGAGGGCAAGGACGCCCTCGGTCAGCCAACAAAGACCTGGGGAGACCTTGGAAAGCTTTGGGCTGAGATCAACATTCCATCTGGCCGAATGTACGAAGCCGCGGCACAGATGCAGGTTCAGGTCAGCGCTGAGATCAACATCCGGTACCGCAAGGACGTGGTCGCCGGCCAGCACCTGGTACATGAAGGCATCAGCTACGAAATCGTCGCCCCATTGGCAACCAACCAGCGGGACATGCTCAAACTCATGTGCAAGACGGTGAAGCCAAAATGAGCAATGGATCATTGACTGTCGTCGGTCTGGGCGACCTGCAGGCCGACTTCGAACGCCTGGCCCGGTCAGTGGGCAACAAGGTCGTGCGGGATGCCGTCATCGCTGGCGCGCGGGTCGCCCGGGACAAGACGCGGCAGGCGACCCCAATCAAAACCGGCAAGCTGAAGAAGAACATTGAAGCCACTCGCGTGAAACAGGGGGAAACCCCGGGTGCGGCGACAGCCGGCGTTCGAGTGAAGAAGCCATCCGGAAAGACAAGCAAGGCGCGCAAGCGGCCGGGCAAGAAAGGGCAATCGACCACGACCGATTACGAGGCGCCGTTCTACTGGCGATTCCTCGAGTACGGTACCTCGAAGATGGCCGCCGCACCGTTCATTCGCCCCTCCTGGGATGCCAACCTGGCCGAGATCGAGAAGGCCACCGCCGACAAGCTCGCCGAAGGCATCGACAACGCAATCACCCGGTAATCCCCATGATCGAGCAATCCCTCATCACCAGGCTATCGCCATTGGTGGACGGGCGCGTGTTCTTTGGCGTTGCCCCGGCAGACGCCGCACAGCCCCGCTTGGTCATCCAAACCATCGGCAGCGATACAGGGTTCACCCTGGCCGGATGGGATGGCTCCAAGGACCTCACCATTCAGCTCGACGCCTGGGGCGAAAGCTTCCTTCAGGCGCTGACCCTGGCCGAAGAGGCTTTCACGGTCATGACTGCCGACGGCGCTGACTTCACCACCGGCAGCGCTGATCGCCTGCCGGACGTTTTCGAAGATGACACCAAGCTCTTCAGCGTCAGCTGGGAGTACACCCTGCAACCATAGGAGGCCCCATGGCCGCGCAGAACCCAACCAAAGCGAAGTTCGTCAAAACGCAGGGTACCCAGCTCAGCGTTTCCAAAACCACCACCCTTGATCCGGCTGCGGCCGGCCTCGAGTTCGCGGACCTCTCGGTCACCATCAAGCAACCGCAGTTCCAGGGCGGCCAGTCGGACGAGATCGAAGTGACCACCCTGGCGAGCGAGGCCAAGGAGTTCACTGTGGGCCTGGCCGACAACGGTACCTTCAGCATGTCCGGCAACTGGAAGGCCGACGACGAAGCCCAGATCGTGCTGCGCACCGCCCGGGACGATGGCGAGCCGCGCGCATTCAAATCGATCTTCAAAGATGGCACATCCTCGACCTTCCTCGGTCTGGTCACTCAGTTCACCTGGGACGCCGCGCCTAACGGTACCGTTAACGGCACCTTCAACGTGCGCATCACAGGTAGCGTAACCTTCACCATTCCACCGGTGACCCCGTAATGGCGCGCGCAAAGGCTGCAGGCGCACAAAGCCTGCGCTCCATGGCTCTCGATCCAGTCCGCAACTTCAAGCATGAAGCGCTGGACGTGCCGGAGTGGGATGGCGCGAAGGTGATTGTGATGGCGCTGAGTGCGGGCGATTGGGCTGAGTATCGCCGTCGTGCTGCCGCTGCCGTTGCTGCGGCCCGGGCGGCTGTCGGACTGAGCGAGATCCCCGAAGCGGAAGAGGGCGAAGCCCCGGCTGCCCGACTGGTCGACCTCGACTCGTCGCCGATTTATGCCTTCGTCCTGGTCCGCACCCTGCTGGGCGAGTCACATGCTCGCATCTTCGAGGATGCGGATGTGGAGACCGTGGCCAAGGCGTTCAGCCCGGTGCACGACCGCTTGGTCGGCAAGGCCTTCGAGCTCAGCGGCGTCGAAGCCGGTGCCGGCGCTCAAGATCCAGTGGAAGCGGCGGGAAACGACTGACGGAGGAGCCGGAGTTGGCGTTCATGCTGACTCTGGCCCTCCGGCTGGGAATGACGCTGCAAGACCTGCGGGAGCGCATGAGCGCTGAAGAGATGTTCCTGTGGATGGCCTACAACGAGGAGTCCCCGCTCAGCGATGCTCGGGGTGATATCCAGGCTTCGATCATTGCTGCATCCACGCTGCAGGCCCAAGGCGCCAAGGTCACCCCGATGGACCTGCTGCCGAAATGGAAGCCGGAGGTGGTGCGCCCAGCCGAAGAAACACCGGAGGAGGGGGAGGAGCTATTCAAGGCATTCCTGATGGCCAGCGTTGATGGCTAGGGAAGCGAGGAGACTGGCCTGATAGACAGTGCATGTTACATTCCCCATTTTTATCGGTGAGGGGATAGATCTTTGAAAGGGATGCTCGCAACACTTACAGCATTGGCTTTGGCTGGCTGCGGAAGTTCTGAGAGGGATGACAAGGATGTCGTCATAAACGAGTCAGTACTCTCAACGTATTCAGTGGAGCAGTACCCCAAAACGTTCAAAATCTGGGGTGAAGCCGGAGTGGAGCGCATCAAGGCTGCTGAGCGTGCCGCGCTCTTCAAGGCAGCAAAGCAGAAGAAGTGTGACCGGGTTGAATATGTTGGGCTTTCAGAAAAGTTCAGTAGCCCACCATCCAGCATCGTTGTATTTGCTGATTGCGCAAATCGATGGCGATTTTACATAGATCAGCGCTCTGAAATATTGAGTGATGAAAGAACCAAATAACCCGCTTCGGCGGGTTTTTTTATGCCAAGGGGAAGGTGATGTCTGGACAAACGCTGCGCTCCTTGATTGTTAGTGTCTCCGCCGAAACCAGCGCTTATCAAAGAGAGATGTCTCGGGCAGGCCGAATGGGGCAAAGCTATCTGCGCACCATTTCCTCTGGCAATCGTGATGCGACTAGTTCTTGGCGGGCTCAAGAGGCTGCTGTAAGGGCGCAAGGCGCGGCAATGCAGTCCCTGACTTCCTCCGTCGGAGGTTATGCGAGAGCTATGGCCGGCGCTCTGGCCGTCGGCAACATTGTCCAGCAGGCCGACTCTTGGAATCAGGTTAATGCACGACTGAAGCAGGCATCATCCAGTGCTAGCGACTTTGCAGAGAGTCAGGGGGCGTTGTTTGAGCTGAGCCAGCGCACCGGAACCTCATTCACAGATAACGCAAACCTGTTCAGCAGGGCGGCATCGTCTATGCGTGAGTTCGGGTTTTCATCTTCCGATGTTCTGGGCGTAACTGAATCTCTTGCTTTGGGCTTGCAGCTCTCCGGCGCCGGCGCTGCCGAAACATCATCGGTAATTACTCAGTTTTCTCAAGCGCTTGGTCAAGGCGTATTGCGCGGCGAAGAGTTCAACTCAGTCAACGAGAATGGCGATAGAGTTATTCGAGCGCTTGCGGCAGGGATGGGCGTTGCTCGAAAAGACCTTAAAGCTATGGCAGATCAGGGGCTGCTCACTATCGACAAGGTAGTGCCAGCACTTATTGGCCAGCTTGGTTCGCTGCGAGGCGAATTCGAAGGAATGCCAGGGTCGGTGTCCCGAGCTACTACCACCGTAAGCAATGCTTTTCAGGCTTGGGTTGGCGGGATTGATGGGGCGACCGGAAGCACCAAAGTGCTATCGGGCGCTATTTCTTTTGTTGCTGAGAACATGGATGTGTTGGCCGCGTCCGCTTTGACGGCTGGCGCAGCTTATGCCGGACTGAAGACCGGCGACTTGGTCAAAGGGCTTTGGGAGCAGGCCAATGCCGCGAGAGCCGCGCGCTCAGCTGAGATCGGCCGCACCAAAGCCCAGGTGGATGCTGCTGCAGCTGCAGTGCGCCGCACCGGCGCCGAGGTGCTTGCGGCCCAGGCCGAGGCAATTGCCACGCGAACCACCGACGCGCACACGGCTGCGCTGAGTCGCCTGCGGATTGCTCGTCTTGATGCGGCCAGCGCTACGGCAGCCCATACCGCTGCGACCGTTGCGAACCAGGCTGCAACTTCCCTCCTGGGTCGAGTTGGCACCGGGCTGCTTGGCGTTCTCACTGGGCCGGCCGGACTGGCGCTGGCCGTCGGTTCAGTCGCCGCCAGTTACCTACTGTTCCGCGACAACAGCGACAAGGTCATGCAGGCGACCATTGACCTGAAGCGTCCGGTGGTGGAGCTGAGAAAGGAGTGGGAGGAACTTGGTAATGCTCAACGCCGACCAATCCTGACGAAGCTGCTCGAGGAGCAGCAGGCAGCCCGAGCAAAGGCTGCTGAGATCGTCAAGGAAATGCAGGCTGTCGCACAGGGCCCGTCAGGAGACTATGCTGGCGGCCAGCGTTTCCAGGCCAACCAGTACCAGCGCGCGACCGCTGCAGGGAACTTCCGCCGCAGTATCGCTGGCGGGATCGACATTGACCGCGCCACGGAAAGCCTCAGCAGTACGATCGGGCCGAACAAGGAAGTGAAGTCGACGCTGGAGTCGCTGGCCGCGCAGTACCAGGAAAACATCGGCAAGGCCGGTATCCTCGGCGACCAGATCAACACGCTCAACGGGGTGATGAATCAGGCGGAGGTTGCAGCGAACGGCGTAGCTTCCGGCCTGAACAGGATTGAGGGGCCAGACCAGAAGACACTCGACGGCTGGACCAATTACACGAAGACCCTGGTTGAGCGCCTGAATGCTGCCCGCGATGGCGGCGACCCCATGGGCGAGCTGAATCGCCGCATTCAGCGCGAGGGTGTTGATCCCGGTGTTGCAGAGGGTTGGCGCATTCTGGTGCAGGCTGAGACGCAGGCCAAGGAGGTGGCGAAGGCGGCCGACGAAGCCCAGCAGAAGGCCAAGAAGGCGTCGGAGGATATCCAGCGGCAGGCCGAGCGGCTGAACGATGCCTACAAGCAAACCCTGGGCAACCTGACTCAGCAGGTCGCGCTCTATGATGAAAC